CTACCATCCCCTCGGCTATGGGCATGGGCAGGAGGGAGATCACCGACGCTCCGAACCCGACCGCGAAAATCGCGTTTCGGGTTAAGGGTGTGGCTAAGGCCACAAGTCCAAAATACTACCCCGCCCCCGCCCCGCAGGGCGCGCGAAAAAATTCGCGCCCCCACCGCCGCCTCGACCGCGACCGCCCCGCGAGGAGAGACGAGCCGGCGCGCGCCACCCTTCCCAAAACATCTAAGTGGCACCTTCCCTTTTTGGGTAACATGGCAACCCATCAGGAAACCATATCGGACGCCGAGACGGTTGTTCAGACACTATCCGACGGAACGCGATTAGTCGAGTCGGACGACGGGAGCGGTTCCGTGATTGAACAATACGACGACCCCGACTATGGGACCGTTCACGAACGTGCCGAATACGACCGATTCAGGGACGCTAAACTCCATTTTGGCCTTTGGCTTCATGTCGGCGGGTTCGACCGCCCCGAGCGCGGGTCACTCCAATTCGTCCCTACCAATATCGCCACCAGCGGAAAGGCACCTATCGCCGCATGGCTGTACCTTCAGGGAGGATACGGCTCGCCCGGTAGCCGCCAGCAGGTAGCCGACCGGCTCGGCGTCTCCGAACACACCGTCTCTAAATATCTCTCATCCGTCCGTCTAAAGGCGACGTGAGTTAGAAGATAGCCGAAATCGGCACTTTTGCCTGTTGCGTATCACGGTGCGACCCGCCCCCGTGCCAGCGGACCGTAGGGAGACGAGACGCCGCCACGGTCTTAGTGCCGAGAACCTGTGTTCCCGTCCCACGGACCCGGTAGACGGCGAATCCGTACCTTCCACCGTTCGCTTGTAGTTTGGAGTGATACGCCCGATATATCTTGAAATTCCCCGGATTCCCGTCCGCATGGGTCCGAGCGGTCGCTTTGAACTCCCACGGCGTCCCCGCCTTCATCCCGTCGTACCAACTGGTATCGATCCGCTTTCCGTCCGCGTCTTTGAGACGAACGCCGTATTTGTCGGCTAAGTGATACTCGCACGCGGTTCCGTGTGCGTTCGCTCGGTGGGACGGCATGAGTTACCATCCCTCACGGTCGCTCGCGCCTTCGCGCGTCTTATATATCACTCCGCCGACATCTCTCGACGAGCGCCCATCGGTCGCTTCCCTCCCTCGGAGGGGAGCGGATGGGCCTGTATAGATGGAGGGGGGTACGTATCCGTATCCACCTATCCGCCCCCGCGCCTTCATGCGGTTATGGCCTCCACGTTGGATATTGTGTCTCGGTGTTCTCCCCCGACGTTATACTCATTCCACCGCTTTCCTACCCATCCGTGGCTATACGGCACGAATTTGGCCGTTTCACGGTTGCTCATCCCGTCCTTTTTACACCTCACAACCGTCCATATCGCCACGTCATACGCGACCGAACCGGGTTCCGGCGTCTCCTCCTCCTCCGTCTCACTCCAACTCCATACGGCCGGGTCTTTCGTATCATATCGCCAGTCGGTTTGTGGGATTCCATCGATACGGAACCGTTCGTCCCTGATTTCCCCGTTCTTGATGGAGTCGGCTACGACCGCCTGCTTTTTGCTCGTCTTTTTGATTATCACACCGACTCTCCAAAGGAGCGGGTGGATACTGCTTTCGTCGTGTGCGACGTAGATTAGCAGACCGTCGTATTTCCGTATCTTGAACACTAACGGACCCATTTTCTTTCTCATCAAGTAGCCAGCCTTCCCGCCGCCGTCTCCGACGGATGAGAACTCGTCCCCGATAAAGAGTTTCTGACTCTGTGGGTTCTCCATCGGGTCACCATCCTGTTTTACCCACTTGTCGAGAGTCCCAAAATTCGGGACGAACCCGGACCGGACCTCTCCCTCGTCGTCTACCCACTTCGTCGTTTCTTGAAGGCTCGGCACGTTGCTGGCGATCTGCTCGACTCCGAGCAAGTGCTTCGCCCGCTGTCCGATTAGACTCGCGGCGTCCGTCTTTCCCGTGCCCATCTCTCCGAGAATCACTATCACCGGAGCGGGCGAGGTGATTATCTCATCCACCTTTTGAATCGCCTTCATCCCGCTCACGTCGGCTCGCTCCTGCTGGTCCCCGGTTAGGTGTTTGAGAGACGGCATATCACCCGTGTCTAACGCCGAGCGCGCCGTCTCCGTCGCAGCGATTCGCCGGATTCTCTCCACCTCTTTCAGTTCATCGGCCCTCCCCGGCAGCCGGTCGGGGTTCTCGAAGTGACCCCGCCCATGCCCATACTCCGAGGACAGAACCGACAGGTATCGGGATACCTCCTCGTCCCTCACTACCCCGGCGTGTGGGTGTGCGTCCGGGTCACGGACCCCGTACCCATCCTGATGTTCCCGGTACTGTGCCGGCGTATAAACGTCGTTGTCGTCAGTCATCTGCTGGTGCCTCCTCTGCGGGTTCGCTCGCGGCGGGCTCGGCCTCCTCGCCCATGCCCATCGATTCATCTAATTCAAGCGTCGGGAGGTCATCCGCCCCGATTCCTTCAATATCCTTTTCGAAGGATTCGAACACCTCTTTAACCCCGGTCGGGTCCATCATCGTCCCCTTTTCTCGGGCCTCCGCTCCCCGACTGATAATCCGTCCCTGAATATCCGCGCCGAGTTCGCTAATCGACTCTCGCATTATCTTCAGGGAGATATGAGACTCGGTGAGTTTCTCATATATCGACTCCATATGGCTTTTCTTAGTGAGTAAGGCCGTATCCTCACACTCCGACAGCCAAACTCCCCGGACCCGGAGAGAACCCATATCTTCATCAAATTCGAAGGACTGAACGCCCCAGCCGGACCCGCCGTTCACGGGATACGGATTCGGTCCATCGACCGATTTAGAGCTCCAAATCTCCGGCTCGACGTACCACTTTTTCACCGTGTCTCTCCTCGCGTCGATCTCGTGGACTTCCACCATCCGACGCGAGCGCAGACGTCTTACGAACGCGACGAAGAACCCGAACAGCGGCGGGCCGAATAGCATCAACGCCGCCAGCCAGCCGACCACTATCGGCGGCACGGTCGGGAGACTCGGCCGGTAAATCAACAGGATACCTCCGAGCGTGAACATTAGACCGAGCGCCAGCATTTGCCCCTCGGCCAGTAGCCAAGTGATACGGTCCGCCCATCCGCCGAACGTGCTTGAAGTGGTTTCTTCGCTCATGCTTCCATCACACCCTTATCCTCCCGTTTCAGAACCCATCCCGCCCCTCCGACCGCCGAGACTAACGCTAACAGCATCCCGCTGAAAAGCCCCGACTCGCCGCCGAAGTGCCTGAACGGGTCGTTTCCTGATTCGTCCATCGCCGTCGAGATACGGACTCCCTCGCCGCCCGCTGCGACCGAGACGGCGTTACCTCCCGCGAAGGACTCCACCGGGACCGCTATCACCGTCGTCCCCGGAAAGACCCGCTGCGTCACCACAGGGATGCGCGTCGCGCCTTCCTCGCCTAACCCCGCCACGTTGTCGGAGATGCTGATACGGGTCGGACGGTCTACCTCGACGCCGATCCTCGCCGTTCCGTCTACAAACTCCCACCCGGTGAGAGTCGTCGTCTCCTCTAATCGTATCTCCTCCTGATTGGCGAGCGTGTCGGCCTCCGTCTCGCCGCCTTCCACGGTGACGTTTATCGGCACGGCCTCGCCGTCTCCCTGCGCGGCGGCCCCGCCCATGCCCATCGCCAAAGCGATACCTAACAGCCCGATGAGTGTAATTCTAAAAATGGTGTTCATAGCCGTTTCTCCCTACCTACCCGGCAGGTAGAATTTGATTGCTTCCCGGAGGATTGCGATTGCTCCGAGCGCGACCGCTCCCCCGACCGCCAGCACACCGACCCCGCCGGCACCTCCGAGGTCACCCCACGGGACCCCTCCCCCGAACAGTCCGTCTCCGCTGCTTTGCGATTCCTCGAATTTGTCGATCAATTCCTGATTCTGCTGTTCGAGACTATCCCATTCCTCTTGTGTGATATAGTTGTTATCAGTTTGCGGCTCCGACGACGTGAAAGACGCGCTATCCGCCGATTCGCCCGTCTCCGTGTTCTCGAACCCTTCCACGGTGAAAGACGAATCCAGTTGAATAGTCTGATAATTCGTCTCCTCGGATTCGGCATAGTAGTTAACCGCCGAAACCTCCGTGATAGGCGTCTCTAAGTCCCCGCTGGCGTCGTACGACCATGTGCCTCCTCCGTTGTCGGTGAAATCCGTAGCCGGTATGTTGACCGTCTCGGGAGCGGTCGTCTCGACCGTGTAGACCGTCCCCTCATACGGTTCTGCTGTGAGGGTCACCGTCCCTCCATCTACCCCCGTCTCGTACGCATCCCACTCTCCCTCTAAGAGAGACACGTCCGTCGTGAAATACACGTCTCCGGCGAAGGTAGACGGGTCGTAAGTCGTCCCCGCCTCGATCGGCCCGTCCGACGTATCGGTTAGACCGAGTGAGCCCCGGAGCGTCGTCCCCGACTCGGGGATGAAAACGGTTGCCTCCCGCTCCAAATCGACCGGGATATTCAGGGCGATTAGGTCCGCAAGTGCCTGCGAAATCCCTTCATCGTCCGACATCATGGCCGCCCGCTCGCGCGGCGTCACGAGGTCGGAAATCTCGATCGAACCGGATTGAACGTCTCCGTACACGTTCGTTACCCACGTCGAGATCCCATTACGAACGTTTTGGAAAGTGGTATCCATCTTTCCATAAATATCGCTCCATAGTGAATATTTCAAGTATTCCAGACCGTCACCAGACTTTATTACAACATACCCAGCCCCATAGGAACCGTATGCGTTTTTCTTAGTAGTAGGGTCCCAGTAGGCGATACCACTACCCTCACTCCCATCTCGGAAGAACGCAGGACCCTTAACGTCGAAGGTAGAGCCATCGGGAAGGTCGATTGTGTTTACATTAGGATTTTCCCAATTCCCGAAACTCGCCTCGTCACTAAGACCGATAACATTCAGAGAACCAGCCGCTAAGTCAGGATGCGACTCAAGAGTATCAATCATTGAATACAACTCGGAAACAGATTCATTCCACGACTTGAGCAGATTACTCCTGATAGTAGTTTCGTAAGTGTCGATTGCGGCGGTGGCATCACTAAGTACGTCAGACTCTGACGAGCCAGCGTTTAGCGCCTCGATCGCGGCGATCTTTGCTTCGGTATAGGCAGTGTGTTCAACGCCGTCCAGAATCGTCCCGTTATTGACGATCGTTGTGGCGTTCGTAGACTGACGGGTGAGAGCAGTCTGATACACCTGCTGTTTCAGAACATCGGCGGTCAGCCCTTCCGGCGGCGCTTCGGAACCATACACGTTGTATTCCCGGAGCGCCCAATCAATCGCCACCCCCGCGAGGAACCCACCCGCCACCAGCGGAGCGAGCGCCTTCGATTCTTGAACCATCCCGTTCGGATGACCGACTACCACACTCGCCGCCGCCGCCGCGCCGAGCCCTTTCACGAACGTCCGCCGGCCGACCGAAGGCCCTGGATTTTTCTTTTGGGCCGTGGGCGTGGGCTCGGAGCGGGTCACGCCGCCCCCGTCGCCAGCATCAGAATCACGGTCCACGTCGATACCACTACGGCGGTCCACCATCCCGCGAGGAATAGTGCCGTCGTCGGTTTGACTGCTAATCTCATCGTTTTGTGTTTTGCTCATAATTGGAAGTCTGAAAGCCTCTTACCGCGTTTTACGCGAGGTAAGAGACGGCCGTAGTTGCTGCCGACACCGCGATAGTGAAGGCGAGACGAGTCAAGTCGGACCACGTAACGAGCGATTCAAACGCCGGCACGAACACGAACAGCAGCGGCGAGAGAAGCGCAAACCCGATGAGCGCGAGGTACACCGGGTCATAGTCGGTTTTTGTTAATTCGTTAGTCGCCACGACCCACACCGTCCCTCCGAGAACCAGCATCAGCGCGACGGAAATATCCGCTCCGGCGACTGTCCAGATAGGCGCGCTGAAATCGTACCCGCCGAACACGTTAATGTTGAACGTGAACACGCCGAAAATGGTAGCCGCGAACCACGGAATCCCGATCAACGCTGCGAGGTCGATCGGGTCAATCTCTCCCGGTCCTCCTGCGAAGCCGCTTAGTTTTGATGTTGCCATCCCTTCAGGAAGGTAGGGGAACCCTAATGAATCTATGGATTCATTATGAAACCCTGATAATCACGCAGGAGACGGCCTAACACCCCGAACCCGTTTATACTATAACCCGTGCCTTCGTGCGATAGGCATGGGCAACACCGAAAGGGAGACTGTCAAAATCTCCATGACCCTTACCAAGAAATCGCAGAAATGGATTGATGAGAACTATCCCGAGGCACAATCCACGCAGGAGGCCATCAGGATGGCGATAAACGACGCGAGAGAGTATCAGGAGGTCGTAGAGAGCGCGCGCATCTCCCTATCCGATTAAGCACCGCATACCACCAAGAGGTATCTTTAAGAACCTACCCACGTACCCGTAGGTAAGAAGGTAGAAAGCCCGGCGCGGGTTCCCTTGGACCCGGCACCCGCGCCAGTAAAACCGTACATACCCCTCTCTCCCGAAACCCCTTAAAACGGTCGGTAGGCATGGGCATGGGCGGTTTCTCTCCCTTCATGGGTCCGTCATACCATGACGGAAAACAACCGAAATCCCGACCGAATCGCCCCGAGCGAACTATTCCACCGCGCGAGCGAACTTCCGCGGTCGAACTTCCGCGCCCGGACGCTGGCGCAAATCTGTGAGGGACAGCGATGAAAGTCGTGCGCCCCGCGTCTCACGAATTTACGGCTAACGCGATATGGAATCAACACGGTCTAAAGCCCTTTTTCGGAGCCGACGCCGCCCGAAAGTCCGCCGGAGGGAGCCGTAAATCGGAGTTTACAACCGGCGGCGAGCGATGGACCGCGACCCTCTATTACCAAGAGAGCGGCTTTGTAGTGCCCGAATCCGGCACCACCCCGTCCGGCACCGAGATAGATTTAGAGGAAATCAAAGAGTATCGGATAGCGATAGACCGGCACCCCGACGAGGATCACGTCGGAGAGCAGGGCCTCAACGCTCATATCTCGCCCCGATGGAAGGGGATGGAGGTAGAGAAAAACGACGGAACTCGAAAGAAATTCTCGGTTCCAGATGGGCTCGGAGACGCGGTGAACGTCCGTCTCTCCGGTTCGAACATAGAATTTACCCGATACATCCCCCTCCTACAAGCCGCCGCCGAGGCCGTGGGTGTGAACGGCTGGTATTTCGACCGTTCGGACCTACACGAGTATTCGAACATTATTGACGCCGAGAGATACGTCCGTCTCCAAAAAGACCGCAGCGGCCCCGTCCATGCCCGTGATGGACCGCTGGCGTCTATGGGTCACTTACTCGAAAACGACCGGAGCGGGTTCCGGTCGATCACTCAAAACGATACGGACCCACATGGGAACTCTCTCCCCGGCTACTACCACACCGCCACTCTCGGCCCGGAGCGGGTCCGTGAACTATTCCCGGACCACGATTTCCCCCGAGAGGTCAAACACTATTACGCCCGAGAGGCCCTATCACAACCCGACTCACACCCGCTCGCGCATCCGAAGGTCGGCGTCTCTTACCAAACGTCGAAGTGGGACCGAAAACTCGGATGGGACGATTTGGAATCACTCACGGACCAGTTAGACGAGACACTTCATTCGGTCTTAGCCGACGCCGGTATCCCCGTCCGCTCGGGGAACGTGGGCGATGGGCAGGGAGGAACCGGACCCTACAAGCCGGACCTATATTTTGATGGAGTCGATATGGAGCGGCCGGACGATCACCTGTACGGATTAGACCTCACTCAAATCCGCCACGACCAGCAGAGCGTAGTTGTTCGGCACCTCGCGGATGGATTGTCTCCCGTCGAATGGGAATCTTTAGAGACGCTTGTAACGGACGGAGGAGAGGTTTCACCGAAACAGATAGCGAAGGACCACGACCGCCACGAGGATAGCGTCCGCCGCGCGCTGAACCGGATAGACGAACTCGTAGAACGCGAATACGGTCGCGTCTCTCTCCGTTCGTCGTTTATCTCCGAACTCGTCCATGAGTCGGTGAAGGAAGCGCGAGAGGCTACGAGGAGAGCGGTTGAGACGGGAGCGAAGGCACTAAACGCCGCCGAGAGAGGCTTAGACGAGAAAACATCCGCATTTATCGCATGGGCGGCAAAGCACGATATTGACGTAGATAGCGCCAACGACGCCCGGATGAAGATACGGATGGGAAAGGTCGAGGGAGAGATTAAGGACCGTATAGAACAGGGATTAGAACTGTGGAAGGACGCCGGCCGCGACCCCGGCCACTTCATTGATGCGTTAGTGACCTTCCAAAAGGAAGGCCGCTCGGGGAGTATCTGCCAATTCGCTACCCCGGTCTGGGAAATCAGATAGCGCGGCCGGCGGATAGTGGCAACGCTGAAAGTGAGCTCTAAATCCGGCAAACATGACCGGCAAATCACCGATTCTCGACGAGGATTCATCCCGGCTACCATCCCCTCGGCTATGGGCATGGGCAGGAGGGAGATCACCGACGCTCCGAACCCGACCGCGAAAATCGCGTTTCGGGTTAAGGGTGTGGCTAAGGCCACAAGTCCAAAATACTACCCCGCCCC